GATTCTTCATGTTGAGAAATTACATTATGATATGGCAGCTGATGGATCTGATATACACAAGAGAGTGTATGCAGACCCATGCTTACAAGGCGGGGTCTCCATACAGCAATTCGCTAAGTGGTATATTCCGAACGCACGCCAATATTATGAAGGACAGAAGAAATGCGTTGAGAACAACGCAAGAAACACAGGCCCCATTAAGCTGTGTAAACTTTGCGACATGCCAACGTGTGCCTGTGGTTGTCCAACCCCGGAAAGTATTCTATCACAAGCTGTAAATCTTACAATAGACTCAGCTAGTGAGGTCGCTATATCTGCTTGTTTCGCTCGAGGGCAGCAGTATGTAATAAGTGCATTTCGACCACTTGTGGGTGAAGGTGGGTTAATAGACACATGTATATATTACAAATATTTGCAGTGGTTGTGGAGCTCACCATATTCTAAGATTACCACTTATATGCCCCAGAGCTGGTTGTATCATGATAGTGGACAACCACGCTTATACATGTGGTACTTTATATACTATTTATTTGGAGTACGTTTCTTTCTGAACCGTTTTACAAATTTGATGTTGACAACCTTGACAGGTTCTACACTAGTGGTGATAGGATTGTGTTTGTCTGGATATATCCCCCTTCTTTCTGCCTTTATTTGCATTATATTTATTATTATGTCGTGCTTATCGCTTGCCACGGCGTGTAAGTATTACATACATCAGAGGATAATGAAAGAAAGAGGATGCTTGCATCAGACGATTCGGAAGATCAGAGACGAGAAACTTGGTGCTTGCCTCAAGATTCTAGGGTGGTCAATAACGGCTTATGCTGGGCTTAGACTCCTAGCTCGATCGAGTTCTGCGCTCACTGCTTTTTTCTCTCGAATAAAACCGGAATCTGCTTTGCGACCAGAAAATGTCACTGAAGTGGAGAAGAGAGAAAGTGGTTTTAATATGTGGAAAAAAGAATACGTCAAACCAAGTCTGGGTGGTGATATTATCACAGCTACCCCAGATAATCTTGTACAAAACTTGATACGCTCTCGCTCTTTGGTTCGTATACGATGGGAAGGCCGTGATCATAATGGGGTCGAAAAGACGTCTTGGACACACGGCTTATTCTTATGCGATAAGCACTTGTTAACTGTAGATCACCATTGGAAAAATTCAAATGGTGAGTATAAGCAGCAGATGCATTATACCACTTTCAGTGGGCCTCCAGATGATAATGCTCGCCAGAGAGAACATATGGTGCATTTTTCGCATAGTGTTAAAATACCTGGTCATGACTTACGTATTGTTTACGTTCATGATTCCGGGAGCATGCGGAACATACTCAAATGGTTCCCAGTGGAATCTGTATCTCAGTGTGTAGTGACTTTATTGACTCGAACTGAAGACGGCAGTGTTATACAACTAGCCGGTCGTACAGAAGGCGAGCCACAGAAAATCCAATATGGTGCGGCATATGCTGGCGATTTTTTCGGACAAGTGATTTACGGCAATTCTGAAACTGTGTTGCGAACTGAAGATGGCATGTGTGGTTCACCATGGATTGCCCATACCAAGGGACCTTGTATCCTTGGCATCCATACGGCAGGTCAGGGATCAGGACCTAATAAGAAGGCTTTTATGAGCTTTGTTACTAGGAAGGAACTCAGCGATGCAATTGGTAAATTTGAACACATGGTTGGTGTTTTAAAAAGATTCGATCCCAGTCCGGAAAGTGACGTGATTTATGGTCGAAGGGTGATTTCTGATAATGAAGTACACCCTAAGTCTTTTGTGAACTACATACCCTCACCCTCCTACTCTGTGTTGGGCAGTTGTGAAGGCGGTGTTACGCCAAAAAGTCATGTTGTCGAACACCCATGGTCTCAAGATGTGTCTGAAATTTTTGGTTATTCGAACAAGTGGGGACCACCTGCTTTTAAAGGTACACAAGAAGGTGAAGGCTATTGGAAACCATGGTATGACACGATGTGTAAAGTGGCTAAACCATGTCTTGGTTTTCCTGGTGAGTTAGTCCATAAGAGTATTATGGATTACTACAACCAGGTTTCACCACTCTTTCAAACCGAGTTAGCGTATGAGAGATGCGTTCCTCTAACGCCTCTGCAATGTATTAATGGCATACCTGGACGTAAGGGTATGGAACACATTAATTTCAAGAGTTCTCCAGGCTTCCCATTAACAGGGGCTAAGGAGAAATGGACCACCCAGTTAGAAGGCGAGTTAGAAGGTATTCACAATCCCAAGGATTTAGATCCTATGTTTTGGGAAGAAGTGGAAAGGATTAGAAAGCATTATCGACGAGGTGAGCGATACCACCCCATCTTTAAGGCTTGTCTTAAGGATGAGGCTAAAAAGAAGGGTTCAGCTAAAGTTCGACTTTTTTATGCTGCACAACTTGCCTTTGTGCTTGAAATACGTCGTTTATTTCTACCCGTCTGGCATATATTTGCTATCAACCCTCTGGAATGTGAACAAGCTGTGGGTATAAATTGTTCGGGTCCAGAATGGGAAGAATTAATGCAGCATATTGAACAATTCGGAAAAGATAGAATTGTTCCAGGAGATTACAAGGAATACGATAGTCGTATGAGCGCTCAATTAACTCAGGCCACGATGTGGCTCTTTATCAAATTTGCTGAGTTAACTGGCAACTATAGCCCGGATGATATACTCATAATGCATGGATTGGCTAATGATATGTGCAACCCCAGAGTCGCAGTTAACGGCACAATGGTTGAACTTGTTGCCAGTGGACCATCAGGTACTCCTGGTACAGTTCAAATCAATGGTGTTAATAATAGCTTGTACGCCCGTTTATCATATTTTGCAGCTGGTAATACAGGCCCCTTCAACAATGATATAGCCTTGACAACATATGGCGATGATAACATGGCGGGAGTTAATGGAAGATGTAATTGGAATTTTCAAATTCATAAAACTTTCATGGCACTTCATGACATAGTCTACACTACACCAGATAAGGATGCGGACAAAATTGTTGATTTTTATCACATTGATGATGTCGATTTTCTTAAAAGGAAAAGTAGCTATATTCCAGAACTGGGGTGTAGAGTTGGAGCATTAGAGATTGAAGATTCCATTATGAAACCCTTGCACTGTGGAGTTCAGAGTAATGAAGACAGTAAAGTTGTACTCAGCTCTATCATAGATGTAACTTTATTTGAAAGCTTTTTACATGGCCGAGAAATTTATGATGACATGAAAGAGAAGCTCGATCTGTTGGCTGTTCGATACGGAACAGCTGCAGATGGTCTGCGTAAAAGTTTTGATGACCGTGTCCTTGAGTGGCATCAAAATTACACCCGTGAGATTTAATACACGGGAAAACCCGTCCTGGGGTGACGTTAAAAGCCCAGGGAGTTCGCACTCTCCCTACTATTGTGAAGCAAAGGCGCTACATGTATTGGATACCGATTATCTGTATATTTACATATCTATTTTGTTTAATTAGGCTTGCATGTTGAGTTTTCTCC